CCCGTCAGTCACTTCAACGAGTGGTTGGCCTACTTCCAGATAATGAGTGAGAAAGATGGCTGAAAATGTAAGCATTGTAATCAGGGCGTTCGATAAGACCGCTAAAGGTTTAGGCTCTGCCACCAAAGGTATTGCCAAAATTGCTGGGTCAGTTCTCAGTCTAAAATCTGCACTTGCTCTAGTAGGTGGCGCGGCTGGCTTTGGCTACTTGGTCAAATCATCTTTAAACGCGACCGACACATTATCAAAGACCGCTAATAAAATCGGAACAACTACCGAGGCTCTTGGTGGGCTTCGGTATGCAGCCGAGATTACTGGCGTTGCTACTAACACAATGGATATGGCTTTACAGAGGTTCACAAGAAGAACTGCTGAAGCTGCTAAAGGAACTGGCGAAGCTAAAGGAGCCATAAAAGAATTAGGCATTAACGCTAAAGAGCTTAATCAAATGCCTTTAGATAAAAGAATGCTTGTTTTAGCTGACGCTTTTAGCGAGGTAGAAAACGAATCAGACCAGCTTAGATTGGCGTTTAAGCTGTTTGACTCTGAAGGTGCAGCACTCGTAAACACTCTAGCTTTAGGCAGGGATGGACTAAAAGACCTTCTTGGCGAAGCTAAAGCACTTGGCCTAACGATGTCTACCAGCGCAGCACAAGGCGTTGAAAAGGCAAATGATTCAATAACTAAACTAATGTCATTGGGCAAAGGTTTAAAAGATCAATTCTCAGCAGCACTTGCCCCAGCTATTGAATTAATCACTACTCGCATTACCGAGTTTTTTGCAGGGATTGCTAAAGAAAAAGGTGGCGTTACAAAATGGGCGCAAGGGATGGCTAAGTCTTTTCTTGATGCAACTGTTGTTGTAGTTGAGTCACTAGATACAATCCTTACAAATGTAGGTAAAACTTTTCAATTTTTCAAAGAGCAAATTAGCGGATTTAAGGCTTGGTCTAGGGCTACTGACTTAAAAGACTTTGCAAAACAAGCCGACACAGCATCTGCCGCATGGGAAAAATTGTTAACTGGAGGGACTCTTACAAGTTCGGATCTTAGAGGGCTTGGAGGTCTTGAGAACGGGGTTAAGTCTTCATCTAAAGAAATTGCTTTAAGATATTATGAGCTGCAAGGTTTAATTGAAGAAATTGAAAAAGATATAAGTGGCGGAAGCGATATAAGTTTTGCCAATGTGATTGATATTGAAGGGTTCAGAAAAACGGTAGCGGAGCTAAAAGAAAGTATAGGCGGAGACAATGGTTTAGCCGCAGCATTGAAGCCAAAACAGCTTGGCCTAACTAACGTACAGCAAGCCTTTACAGACTGGCAGAACACATTAAAAGATACTGACGAAATGGTGCAGTCTTTTACAACCAATGCTTTAAACGGAATGGCTGACGCTTTGACAGCAGGTATAACAGGCGCTGCAAACTTCGCTGATGCGATGAAGTCAATGGCGAAAAGCGTAGTTGATAGCCTGATCAAGATGCTGATTCAAAAGTATATTGTTGATGCAGCTTTTGGTGCTATAAGTGGTGCTATTACTGGTGGTGTAACCAGCACAACTGATTTTAACGCTGCTGGGCCAATGCAGCCTAGAGCAATTGGCGGTTCTGTTCAAAACGGCTCCCCCTACATGGTTGGTGAGCGCGGGCCAGAGTTGTTTATTCCTAACTCTCAAGGCTCAATCGTACCGAATAGCAGAATGGGCGGTGGCGGTGGTGTTACTGTCAACCAGACCATTAACGTATCTACTGGCGTACAGCAGACAGTCAGGGCAGAAATTGCTACACTGATGCCACAAATTGCCAATGCCGCTAAAGGTGCAGTTGCAGACGCTAGACAGCGTGGCGGCGGGTTCAGCAAGTCATTAGTCGGAGCATAAGAAATGCCATTAGCTTTTCCCAACGTAGGCATTACATCAATCAGCCTACGTTTAAAACGAACTGTTGCCGTTACAGAGTCCCCGTTTACCTATGACCAGCAGGTGTACGCCCATCAAGGCGCTATATGGCAAGCAGAGGTCAATCTACCGCCTTTAATGCATGACGAGGCACGATCAGTCGAGGCTTTTATTGTGGGCTTAAAAGGGCGCTCTGGTACGTTCACATTTGGACACCCTTTACATACAAGCACAGCCACAAGTACCACATCTGGTACAACTGCGGTAAGGGCTGAAGTGTTGGCAACTACTGCTGGTGCTAGTGCTGTTACTGCTGGCACTTATTTCCAATTAGGCGACTATCTTTACATGGTTACGTCAGACAAGTCTGCTGGTGCTGGCAACCTTTCTTTTCAGCCTCCATTGCGAACAGCAGTGACAAGCGGTACAGCATTAGATTTTACCCTGCCAAAAAGCCTATGGCGTTTATCGAGCAACGATATAGGCTGGTCTACTGATGCAGCCTCTATATACGGATTCAGTCTTGCCTTTTCAGAGGCCATCTAATGAGCAGAACATTAAGCACAGAGATGCAGGCGGTTGCTACTGCCGAGCTAGTACGCCCCATTTATTTGGTAGATATGGAGTTCAGTTCTGGTAGCATTTTTCTTTGGTCTGGGATGGGTGATCTTACCTATAACTCCAACACCTATCTTGGTGCTGGTGACTTACTGTCTATTGGCTCAATTAGTGAAACCGCAGAGCTTACCGCTAATGGCGCAACTATAACTCTAGCGGGTATAAAGCAGTCTTTGCTTACCTTGGCTAGAGATGAGCCATACCAAGGCAGACCATTAATCATTCGCCTTGGCGCATTTGATGAAAGTGGTGATTTAATCGCAAGCCCAGTGATATTGTTTAGCGGCTTTATGGATGTAATGACTATTGCAGATTCTGGCGATACATCCACGATTACAGTAACTGTCGAGAATAAGCTAATAGCATTCCAGCGCACAGCAGTTAGACGCTACACAGCAGAAGATCAAAAGATCGAGCATCCCACAGATAAAGGATTTGAGTTCGTAGCCAAAATACAAGAGAAAGAAATTATCTGGGGCAGAGCTTCACCTTCTTCGATGGCAAGTTCTGGCGGTTCAGGAAGGTACGACAGGGCAAACCGTTGATCAAGATAGCTCACGAAAGCCTGTTAAATGTAAAGGTAGAGCTAATCCCTTTACTTGATAAGCACTGGGCAGAGACAGAGCCTAATCAAGATACAATATTACTAGACCCAGATTGGCGAGAATATGCCCGATTAGACCAGCAAGGAATACTGCACATATTTACTGCTAGGGATGAAGGCAATCTAATAGGTTATTGCGTTGTAATGATCTCCAGAAGCGTTCACCATAAAGACCATGTTTTTGCTTCCACTGATGTTATATACGTTAAGCCAGATTATAGGAAGACTGCTACAGGTTCAGATTTAATAAGTTTCGCAGAAAAATTCTGCAATGAAAATAACGTATCACTGATGACGCTTAATATGAAGACAGAATACCCTTTTGATAATCTTATGCTTAGGATGGGGTTTAATCTTATTGAGCGCGTCTATCACAAATGTTTTTTAGGTAAATAAAATGGCAACAGCAGTAATAGCAGGATTGGCATCAGCGGCAGGTGCTGTAGGAGTGGCTGGCGGCCTTGCTGGTTTAAGTCTATTCGGGCTAGGTGTGGCAGGAAGTTTAGCGGCATCATTTGCAATTGGCGCTGGCTTGTCTATGGTTTCTCGCGCCTTAATGCCTACCCCGTCAATTGGCGCTCAAATGTCTGGAACTACCACGACAGTTAGAGAGCCTGCATCTACGAGAACAATGGTTTACGGTCGCGCTAGGGTTGGCGGTTCAATTGTTTACCTAGACTCAACAGGCACAGACAACGAATTTATGCACATGGTGATTGCTGTTGCAGGCCATGCCATTGATGCCTATGAGGAAGTCTGGTTTAACGATGAAAAGGTGTGGGATAGCGGTTATGTTGGTAGCTGGGCTACTTATGTTGAACTAAACTTTCACGATGGTACGCAGACCACAGCAGACGCTAATCTTGTATCAAGGTCTACCCAGTGGACTACGGATCACAAGCTATTAGACACAGCTTACATTTACGTCCGTCTTAAATATGATGCCGAGCAGTTCGCTAATGGCCTGCCCAATATCTCTACAGTAGTTCGTGGCAAGAAAGTCTACAACCCAGCAACATCTACTACCGTTTGGTCGCAAAACCCCGCTTTGATCGTTAGAGATTACCTGCTGGATTCCAAATACGGATTGGCTGAAGATGCTGCAAACATAAACGCTACTTCTGTTTCTACAGCTCAGACTTTATGTGATCAAGATGTGGGCCTTGATGCTGGTGGTACGCAGAAAAGATATGTGTGTGATGGCGTTGTAGATACTGGCAATTCCAGAGAAGCCAACATTGAGTCCCTGCTATCTGCTATGGCTGGCCGATTGATTCACTCAGGCGGTGAATACTTTATATCTGGATCGGCCTATGTCACCCCCACAGTTACTATAGATGAATCGGTTTTAGTTGGTGCAATATCTACACAGACTAAGCAAAGCAGGCGCAGTATTTACAATGGCGTAAAGGGTGTATTTTTAAGCGAAGAAGATAACTATATTCTTGCAGACTACCCAGCCCAAATAAGCAGCACATTCAGCGCAACTGATGGCGACCCTATCTATTTAGATATGCCATTGCCGACAACGACAAACAACATTCGGGCGCAACGATTAGCTAAGTTAGCTTTGCTCCAGTCCAGACAGCAAACTTCTGTCACCTTGCCATGTAACTTGGCGGCTTTAAAGTTTAAAGCTGGCGATAACATCATGGTTACCAATGCAAAGATTGGCTGGTCTGCAAAAGTATTCCAAGTATTAGGCTACACATTTGATTTAGGTTCTGATGGCAGCATAATAGTAAATGTAGAAGCCATAGAAACCGCAGCAGCTATCTACGATTGGACTTCATCTGACGAAATAGATTATTTAGCAGGCGGTGAAGTTTCATTGTATGACGGAAGGACTGTAGCAGCTCCTACTTCTTTTACTGGCACAGCATCTTCAGCAGTTAATCTTGACGGGACAATAATCCCG